CCTTAAGTGAGCCGCGTTTAGCTGTCAAAACCTCTTTCAGGTTAGACAACTCCACTCGGATAACTGATGCCATATCACTCTTAACGGTGGTTGGTAGCAGGATGAATTTACTGTTTGGATCGACTGGTAAGCGATCTAGGCGGTAAAGCTCTCTCTAACAGGAGAGTAGGACACTAGAGCGATCTAGCAAACTAGTCAACATCCGTTGGCTAGAACCCCCGAAACGTGGTCGTAAAATCACCACGCAACGGATCATTAGGGAAGATCCCTATGGCTTTAGTATTCAACGCGAAGACCTATACCGCTGACTCCTTTCAAAAGGACATCGTCGGCTATGCCGGTGCCAATAAAACGGTTTCCGTCAAAGACGACGTGAAGATGTCACGTACGGCTCCCAAGCCGTCCGCTACATTTTCCGGCCTAGGTCGCACAAGCTGCAAGCTTTCCCGGACTTTAACGCTGACTGGTGCTCTCACCCCAAGCGGGGATGCGATCATCACAATCGACGTTGCTGTCCCGGTTGGCTATGCCAGCGCGGACGTTGACGCTTTGCTCAACGACATGGGCGCGCTACTTTCTGGCGCGGACTTCAAGACGCACGTCAAGTCGCAGAAGATTTCATACTAATGGGGAGATGGATATGTTTGAACAAGACATGTCCACGTTTACGGGTATATTATCCGTATGCGTAAAATATCTCCTCATCTGGTATGTCGTTTTCTTGCTTCTTGTTGTGCCATCATGGGGATTTTTGTCCTCTTGATGTTCGTCTTGGGAGGGTTAACAAATGGAGGCCATCATCGATATAGGTATATACATCGTCTTGACCGTGTTGTATGCGGCCTTGACGCTTGTAGTATTCCTGTAAACGCTGAAGAGCATTGGAAGGTGAGACACCTTAATAGGGTGACTAACTTTTCTTTGCCCGGGAAGGCGGCTAACGCCGCCTTTTCAGCCCCTTTTGTTTTCCTCGGTCGTTAACCTCCTGTGGAGTTATCCACAGTCGGCTCTTTGGAGGCTCATGAAGAACCCCAATCTGGCAAAGCATTTACGAGAGGTAAATCAGCGCCTTAGAAGGGACTCATGGAATGTCTACCATGGGTTTCTTTCCAGGTTGTTGGCTTCCTACGACCACCTCGAGATTGCTCGTAAAATGGGAGGCTTCTTGCGAAGCCGCTCATACGATCACCTCTTGGCATTCGCTGATTCTTTATCTGAACAGACGTACTCAGATGCCACGGAACATTTTGTGGCGAATCAGATCGCTCTGCTAGTAAGGAAATATCCGTTTCCCAAGGGAACCGTAAATACGGACCCTGAAGGAGCGGCTGTTAAGAAGTTTCTGCAGTCCGAGCGCAAATGTGCTCGGATGAACAGATTCTTCTCCCTCTTGCAAAAGAGGAACCCTTACGAGTACCAGCTCTCTGCCATGCGTAGCTTTATCACTTACGTGATAGGGCAGTCGCCTGACATGGAGAAGGTAACGGAGCATTGCGATTTTGGAAGCGGCGCGTCTCTCGGCGTCCACGGAAACCGCACCCATCTAGGGAGTAAAATCTCTAGTAAAGTGTGGACCGTAAGCGCTGGCGCAGCAGTGTACGGTTTCAATGCCATAATGAGCCATGCTCAGCTCAGAGAACTTCTCTGCGAGGAGCACGGTTCGTTTTATTGCATTGACCCGGCAGAAGCCTGGAAAAGGTATCTGTCGAGATGCCGTATCACTTCAAACAACAAAATCAGCTTCGTTCCGAAGACGGCTAAAACCCATAGGGCTATAGCTGTCGAGCCATTGGTTAATGGTTTCCTTCAAAAAGGTATTGATGAGGTTCTGAGGATTAAACTCAGACGCATCAACATCGATTTGAGAGACCAAACCAAGAATCAAAGGATGGCCCGAGAAGGGTCACTCGATGATTCGGAGGACTCTTTTGTGACTATGGATCTCTCGTCAGCTTCTGACTCGATTTCCATTGGTCTCGCTAGAGAACTCCTGCCCCCCGATTGGTTCTATCTTCTCGATAGTACCAGAAGTAGGGACTTTGAACTCAACGGTGTGGTTAAGAAGTACCACAAGTTTTGTTCGATGGGCAATGGCTTCTGTTTTCCACTTCAAACTCTCATCTTTGTAGCCGCGTGTCATGCCTGCGGTAGTGGCGTACCTGGCACCGATTTTTCGGTGTATGGGGACGACATTATCGTTCGGCGCAAGCACGCTCAAGCTGTCATTAAGCTTCTAACGAAGCTTGGTTTCAGCTTGAACAAGGATAAGACCTTCTTAGAGGGTCCTTTTAGAGAGTCTTGCGGTGAAGACTGGTTCGGAGGTAAAGCCGTGAGGCCGTACACGCTTGATTACGCTTTCGATTCAATTGAAAACGTTTTCAAGTTTCTTAATTTCACTAGAAGGAAGGAGATGCTATCTCATTTCTTCAGCGAGGTTAGACCTTATGTTCTTGGTCTACTCCCGCCTCGATTCCATCTCCTCAGACCCTACCCAGGGAATGAGGATTCCGGAATTGATAGTGACTTTACCGAGTTTCTTTCCTGTCCCTATGCTAGGTACGATAAACGTATCCAAGCGTGGAGCTGGTTAGAACTTCGGCATCGTGCTGTTCTCGACCGAGAACCGTTCGATGATGAACGTGGCCGAGTTCCGGCTGAGGTGTACGGATTACTGCGCGGGGCCAGCTCTGTTGATTCCAAAAGAATCTTCAGAGACAAGCTCTTAGCAGTAAACTTTACCTTGCGCCGTAAGGTGCAAACGAATGTAGCACGAACGTGCTACAGTGGAGCCACGTCTTTGTGGCTTCCGCCTCTCGCCG